GTCGTTTTTTTTGCGCTCAACGGTCGCGCGTTGTCCGCCGCGTTACTTCGGTTCTGGTCGCGGGTTGGCGAATGGTAGTAATCCATCCGTCGCGGATGGTAGTGCGCCACCCACTTGCGCCGGGGGGCGTGACCGGCGTACGATTGTGTCCAGATCAATCGGGCCGTGTGGGACGAAGGCCCAAGAACCAAGCGATAGCATCCCGCCAACCCTGACGCGCGGAATCCGTGCGCCTGTCTTTTCGAATCCAATTCTGGAGTGCGGCAATGTCCCAAGTTGGCACGATACACCCAGGTCTGGCGACTATCCATATCACGTGGCTTGACACCAATGGCGGATCGCCCGTGCCGGTAGACGGCGACACGGTGTGGAGTTCTTCGAACGCGGCGATCGTCGCGGTCACGGTGTCGCCAGGGAACCCATTAATCGCGAACCTCAACGCTCCTGGTCCCCTCGGGACCGCGACCATCACGGCAACGGCGGACGGGAAGATCGGCGCGGGAGTAGTCCCCACATCCGCGACAATTGACATCACAGTTGTTGCGCCATGATTACCTACCATTCGCGCGTGGCCGTTTTAAATGCCAGGGGGGACCATATCCGCTATGTCCATAGTGCGATGGCGACCGCGATGGTATCGGGCGGGACGGCATCTCAACCCGACCCCACCATTGGCCGCATTCGCGCGATCACACTGTCTCGAACAGCGGAGGTACACGCGCACCGTACGGGCGCACCTACCGCCTCTCCGTTCGGCGGCGTTCGGTTCTTTCGCCAAGTGCGGTTGGACGAATCCGCGTGCCGGATCTTCGAACATCACCCGCGATGTACGTATGAGTAACCAGTGCCTACAGGCGCGTATCGCGAGTGCCGCGTCCCCCGATGCCAGGAATACGCGGTCGCCGGTGGATTCTGCGCGGCCCATGCGTCCAGGGTTTCGCGGGTCCCCTCGTTCATACGCGAAGATCCGACGTTATCGAACCTCAACAACAGCAACCGGCGCTTCAGGCGTGCCCGCCATAGTTTCCTGGTTCGCCATCCTATCTGCAACATGTGCCATCGTGAGGCGGCGTCGGTCCTTGATCACGTCACGCCACATCGCGGCATACCGCTACTGTTCTGGTCTCAACGGAACTGGCAAGGTTTATGTGTCACGTGTCACGGGATCAAGACGGCTCGTGAAACGTGGGGCCGATGAGCGGCTCCCGCGCGTACGGACAGTCCCCGCCGCGCGACCAGTCCCCATTGATTTCTGGTTGGTCTCCACACTCCCGCCTCAACCGTCGGTGGCGTGTTGCTTCGTGGGGCTGACCAGATCGAACCTGAAGCCACGCCGTGTTGCCGCCGCGTGGTTCAGGGTGCGGGTGGCGGCGTATTGCCCGCCGCCGCCCATTCATTCGCGTTTTCGCGCGGTCGCGGGGTGGGGGGGTCGAAAAACATTCGCGAAGCCGGTCGGAAAACCCCGTGGGTTAGATTTTTGTATGCGTCAATTCGCGTTCGGGGGGACTCGTGAATAAAAGGGCCAGCACGGGGTCTGCGGTGACCGTGGCGGGATCGGTGGAGGTTTCGACGGGGGAACAGGCCGGTCCCGCCTTCCGGCCCGTCCAAAGCCGTCGGATTGATTCCCTTCGGCCATATGAGAAAAACGCGCGACTCCACGATGACGCGCAGCTGGCGGACCTGCGGCGTTCGATGATCGAATTCGGTTGGACGATTCCCGCGTTGATTGATGAAAACGGCGGCGTTCTGGCCGGTCACGCGCGGTTACTGGTCGGCGCGGCCCTCGGGTACGTGGACGCACCCGTGATCGTCGCGGAGGGTTGGACCGCCGCGCAGAAAAAGGCGTACATTCTCGCAGACAACAAGCTGACCGAGCGGGGCGGATGGGATTGGAAGCTGGTTTCCGCTGAACTCCAGGACCTTCAAGCGGCGGCGTTCGACCTGAAGCTGACGGGGTTCGAGTCCTACGAACTGGAACCGTTGCTGGCCGCGCACTGGACCCCACCGGCACCAAGCGGCGGCGGCGAAGGGGATGGGAAGGCCGAGACCAAGGGGCACTCGGTGAACCTGACGCCGCACCAATACCGGGAATTTATGAAGGCGGTCGGGCGGGCGCGAACGAAAACCGAGAACGAGGGGCTGACCGAAGGTGACGCGGTCCTGGTCCTGGCCGAGGCGTACCAATGAGCGAAAGAACCTTCACGATTCTGCCGGTCTGTCGCCATTGCTCTAAGCCAGAAATAAACTGCGATTGTGACGGTCCGTTTTCGCCGGCCGATTTCGCGGCGGATGTGCCGCTGGCAACGCGGCCCGAACCGGCGCGTGTGTTGAAGCCGGGGTTTCTGGCGATGACCGTTCAACGGCGGCTCACATTCTGCGCGGGCCACCGGGTGTATGGTCACGAGAACAAATGTGCCAACCCTCACGGGCACAATTACGCGGCGTTCATCACGGCGGCGGCGGAAGAACTCGACACCATTGGGCGGGTGATCGACTTCGGGGTTATCAAGGAAAAAGTCGGCGGGTGGATTGATGCCAATTGGGATCACGCGTTTCTGTATTACGCCGGGGACCCCGACATGCGGGCGTGGTTCGAGGGGTCGGTGTCGTGCCGGTCGTACAGTTGCCCCTTCAACCCGACCGCCGAGAATATGGCGCAGTTCCTATTGCACGTGGTGTTGCCTCACGTGTTCCAGGGGACCGGCGTCGTGGGGCTAGAAGTGATTATCGAGGAGACCGAAAATTGCCGGGCGACTGCGCGACTCTGACATTCCCCGCGATCCGCATGGCGGCGGTCTCGACCGGGACGGCGGCTAGCAGCCTGTTCGATCCGGCGCGGACCCGGCCCTCGCTCCTGGTTTCGTACGTGTACTTCGCCAATTTCAACGAGGGGCGGCGGTCCCGCCCGCTGTACTACCGGGACTGGGTCCTCGACTCGGGGGCCTTCAGCGCCCATAACTCGGGGCACAAGATCGAACTGGCCGCGTACATCATGTTCTGCCGGGAGTGGTTGAAGCGGGACCCGCGCCTGACCGAGGTATTTTCCCTGGACGTGATCGGGGATTGGCGGGCGTCCGAGGTCAACACGCGGAAGATGTGGGCGGCGGGGGTTCCGGCGATCCCGACGTTCCATTACGGGGAGCCGTTCGACGTACTCCGCGGTTTGGCGCGGGATTATCCGAAGATCGGAATCGGCGGGGCCGTCCGCGTCCCGATGGACGCCAAAGCCGCCTGGGTCAACGATGTGTTCGCGGCGGTGTGGCCGAAAAAGATCCACGGTCTCGCGATGGTCGCCGGTCGGCTTCTCCGCGCGGTTCCGTTCCATTCGGTCGATGCGTCCTCGTGGGAACTGACGACCCGTTCGTTCGCCGTCTATACCGCGTTCGACGGAGCGGTTCTATACGGGACCGGCGGGGACCGGGTGAAGGATCGGTACGGCGAGATCGCTCATTATCTGCGGCTGGAAAAGGAAATTCAATTCCAGTGGCGGCGGGAAATGGAGGAACTCGAAAATGCGGCGTGAAGATTGGAAAACCGCATTGGTCCTGTTGAGCGGCGGTGTGGACTCGACCACGGTTCTGCGGAAGGTGCGGGCCGAGGGGTTCGACGTGGTCACCGTGACGTTCGATTATGGCCAGACCTTGAGTAAGGAACTCAGTGTCGCCGCGTCCAACAGCGACCGATATGGTGCGGTGATCCACCACGAAATCGTGATCGACCTGGGACCGGCGGCGGGCCGGTGCGCGTTGTTCAAGAACGCGAAGTGGCCGCTTCCCGTGGACCGGACCCCCGAGGAGATCCGCGCGGGCGGGACCCCGGCATCGTATGTCTCGTTTCGGAACGGGATCTTTTTCGCGTACCTGATCGCAATGGGCGAGTCCCTCGGGATCGCGGACATTTACGCGGGGTGTAACGGGTTGTTGAGCGGGAACTATTACGACGACACCGAGGAGTTCGCGGCGGCATTCTCGCGGGCCGCGCGTGTGGGGACGACGCCGGATTATTCCCCGACGATTCACGTTCCCTTCGCGGCGACCGACAAAAGCTGGATCGTTGCCGAGGGGCTGCGGTTGGGGGTCGATTACGCCAAGACCTACTCGTGTTATCGGAACCAGACACCGCACTGTGGCCGGTGCGACTCGTGCAAGGAACGGGCGGCGGCATTTGCGGCGAACGGGTTGAACCTGGAAGGGGAACCAGTTGGAACAGCGGCGGTACAAGGTCAACGAAATTTATAGGACGATCCACGGCGAAGGGGTTCGCTATGGAATCCCGCACGTGTTCGTTCGGTTCAGTCTGTGCAACCTGACCTGTAATTTCTGCGACACCGAGTACGAATCGGGAACCGACCTCACGGCGGGGGAAATCATCGAACAGTGCGAGATGTTGGCGGCGGTCCCGGCGCACGGAAACGGGGTCGAGGTCCCCGAGGCCCGACGAACCCCCGACAATGGACCGACCAGGGGACCTATCCGCGATGTCCTGCTTTGTGGAGGCGAACCCCTGCTTCAGGTCGACGTCGGGTTGGTGGACGACTTCCACCAAAGGGGTTGGTTCGTCGCCTGTGAAACGAACGGGACCGTGGACCCCGTCGCCAGTATCGACTGGATTACGTGTTCCCCGAAGGTGGCCGAACACGCCATCAAATTATCGCGGGTGGATGAACTGAAGTATGTTCGCGGCGTTGGACAAGCGATTCCCCGCCCGAAGCTGGCGGCGAAACACTATCTGATATCGCCGCTGTTTTCTGCAAGCCACACGAACGAGGAAACGATTCAATGGTGTATCCGGTTAGTAATGGAGAATCCGCAGTGGCGGTTGACAGTGCAACATCACAAGATCGCGTTTGCGAACCTCCGGTAGACGAGGAGCGGGCGACCGTCGAAAACAACGCGTTCAAGGCGCTGGAGGTCGGACTGCGGCGGGTCCTGACTTTGTTCCCCGACTTATCGAACGAGGTTCAGCGGAACACGCCGTTGCGGATGGTATCGGCCCTGGTCGAAATGGTCGGGGGTTACGACGAAGACCCCGCCGCGATTCTGGCCGCGAAGTTTCCCGCGCCGGGGGACGACCTCGTGATCTTGAAGGACATCGAATTCGTGTCCATCTGCGAACATCACTTGATGCCGTTCGGGGGTCAGGCCCACGTCGCCTACATACCAGATGGAAACGTGGTCGGGTTGTCGAAGCTGGCGCGGCTGGTCGATTGTTATTCCCGGCGGTTCCAGATGCAGGAGCGGCTGTGTCACGAAGTCGCGACCGCGATCATGACCCACGTATCAGCCAAGGGTGCCGCGTGCGTGATCGAGGCGACACATGGTTGTCTATCTTGCCGGGGGGCGCGGAAATCGCGGGCGACCTTCATTACCTCGGCCATCTTCGGCCTGTTCCGCGAAAACGGGGAACTGCGGCGGGAGTTCTTCGCCGCGATTCAGTTGACCCACACAAGGATCTAATATGCCGGTCGGTCGTCCGCCCATGCCGTCCCATTTGAAAATCATCCGCAACACGCGGAGTAAAAAGAAACCGAGTCCCCTCGAACCTCAACCAGTCGGGGACCTGCGGGAACCGCCCCCGCACTTTGACGGGGAACTCCGCGATGTGTGGGAATACGCGATCGAGAACGCCCCTCGTGGGCTGCTGAAGCGGATCGACTCGTCGGTCCTGGAGACATGGTGTTCGGCCCATGTCCTCCATCGTCAGGCCCTCGGGGAAGTGCGGAAGGTGGGGCTGCTCGTCAAAGCGCCGAACACGGGTCTGCCGATTCAATCCCCGTACCTTCCTATCGTGAACAAACAGGCGTTGATTATGATGCGGGCGATTGATCACCTCGGGTTCTCACCGGCCAGCCGCACCCGAATCATGATGGGGGACAAGCCGCTCGGGGCAACCGGCGGATGGGACGACATCGAGGGGGCGGGATAAACCATGTTGGACTCGTTCCCCTGCTACCGGCCCGTGACCATCACGATGGAGACCGACGAGGTCACCTCGGTCTGCCCGAAGACCGGCCAGCCGGACTGGTACACGGTGCGGATTCAGTATCGGCCCCTGGTCGCCGCCATCGAATCGAAGTCCCTGAAGCTGTACCTTCAGGAGTTCCGCAATCGCGGGGTTTTCTGTGAAGCCCTCGCGGCGGAAATCTTAGACGAGGTCGTGAACTCCATCGAGCCGGAATTCTGCACGGTCACCGTGACGCAGAAACCGCGCGGCGGGGTCACGATTGTTTCCGAAATTCACTACGA